GAACACACTCCTCTGAATATCGAAGACTGGGAAGTCGAATACTCAGATGAATTGCATATGATGTGGAATACAATAGAAGCTCTGTTGTATGACGCACACATTCAACACTCAGGAAAATTTTGTGATTTTGTTGAGTTTTGTTACCGAGACCACGTATCATTAGATGATAGGGTCACATACGAATATCAGGAACAGACTATTTGGTATGAGGAACGAATCGCTCACATTTGGAGAAATGTCAGGCGTATCATTAATCATAATGGTCTTCACGAATATATGATGCGAGGTGCAAACTTCAATAACTTTTCCGACTTTACTAAAAATTATATGAGTATATACTAAATGCTACCTGATATTACTACACAGAAGGTCGCCGTCCCAGCGGCGCTTTTTCTCGCACTGAGCCCCGGTATTCTGCTTACCACCGATGGCACAAAAATTGCATTTATGGACAAAAAAATGGATCAAACGTCGGTATTCTTCCATGCTCTCGTATTCTTTCTCGCGTACAGCATGATCGCCAAAGCTATGGGTTTGGTTCTCACACAGACGGATCTCCTCGTAACCACCTCCCTATTCCTTCTTCTAAGCCCAGGTCTTCTCTTGAGTATCCCACCAGGTTCGAAGGGTCTCTACATGTCTGGCGAGACTGGTATAGAATCAGTAATGATTCATGCAGTAGTGTTTGCTGTAGTCTTCGCGCTTTTACGTCGCCAATTTCCTCAATTCTACTAAGTAAGAAGATGAAGTATCTCGTCTTGGGTCCAGCATCCATGGCTATATTTTCACTCATAGGGTCCCTGAAAGCTCGGGAATCACAATTAGCTGATGTGAAGGAGATTTCAGGTTCCTCAGCGGGATCTATTTTAGCTTTATTTTTAGCTTTAGGTATGTCCGTCGACGAAATTTTAGATGTGTGTTTAAAAGTAAATATCCCTAATTTCGTTAAGATACGTATAGGTTCATTCTTTACCAAATTTGGTTTTGTATCGATGACACCCATTCGTAAGAAACTAGTCGAAATATGTGGGTGTGACCCAACCTTTAAAGAACTAGAGATGAAAATTCATATTTCAGCATTTTGTTTAAACACAAATGAAACAGAATACTTCTCTAAAGACACCCATCCAGAAATGAAGGTGATTGATGCAGTGTGTATGAGTATGGCCGTTCCTCTTATATTCGCATGTGGTAAATATAATGGTAGAACATACGTTGATGGGGGTACACAGGAACAATACCCCATTAACCCCTTTTTAGATAAAAAACCACATGAAGTTGCATGTATAAAAATCAAGATGGATCGTATATATCAGGAAGATATTGAAAGTCCAATACAATTCGTACAGTCGTTAGTTAGTTCTTCACTCAAGAACCGAATAGACTATAACATACCAGTAGAAGTTATAGATATTAACGTGAAGGATACGAATGTATTCAATTTTAGTATGACATATGAAGAAAAAGTGAAATTATACAATATAGGATACTTATCTCAATAATACTTTTTTTGTTAGTTTAATATAAATGACGGAAGCGTGTGATCCAGACGCTGACATCGAATCCCTCAGAAAAATGATTAAAATGCAAACTGGGGAAGACATTAAACTCACAAGGAAAGAGATGTGTGACGCATATGATAACATACATGGAGGGAAATTACCTTTTCCACCCCTTGTTATGAGCTCCGACAGGACATACTTACTCGACCGAATCTCTCCATTGAAACCCCTCGATTATGAGCTTCTTTTTGATTCTGCCACTAAGCGTAACGATCTCAAACGAATCGCGCGTAAGGTTGGTCTCACCTCCCAGGTAGAACAAAAGACTAAAAAACAATTAGTCGATGCTATCGGAAAACGCCTCAGGTATTTGAAAATTCGCGAACCCGTGAAGATCGTATCGAAGCGTCTTATAGTAAAAAGTGCCAGGAATTCCATCAACAATACAGCAGTGAACAACACAGCAGTGGGTAACAACACAGCAGTGAACAACACAGCAGTTAATAACAATGGAAATTCTAAAAATGGTTTCAATAACAATTCCGCTTATAATAACACGGAAAATAGAGGATCAAATTTCAATAACTTTGGTTCAAATGCAAAGAATGGTGGTTCCAATAACAACTTTGGTGGTTCCAACAATAATAACCGTGGTTCCAATAACAACTTTGGTGGTTCCAATAATAATAACCGTGGTTCCAACAACCTTTCAGGTAATAAGCCTGGATTAACCTTTAAAAATGGATCTAACAATAAATCGGGATCGATAAGTTTTCCAAATAAGCTGTCTTTTAAACCTAAATTTTTATCCAATAACAAATCAAATAACACTCAGCAGGCACCAACCGTTCCCACTGGTAATATGTTTGCTAAAAAGACACCCGCATTTTTAACTCAGCCCCAAAATTCTGCTCCAGCTCCGGCTGCAGCTCCTTTCAGTGGCAGTGTAAAAAAGAATGCCAGTTTCCTTAATAAGGGTGCATCAGCTCCGGCTGCAGCTCCTTTCAGTGGGGGGATCAAGAAGAATGCCAGTTTCCTGAATAAGGGTGCATCAGCTCCAGCTGCGTCACCTTTCAGTGGTGGTGTCAAGAAGAATGTAGTGGGGGGTGCCGTGGCTGCGGGGGCAGCGACTGCAGTAGCGGCGAGTACCGCAAATAAGAAGCCCGGTATGTTTAATTGGATGTTTAAGAAAAAGAATGCCAAAACGGCTAACGGTGCTAACAAGGTCAACGCTGGAACTGGTGCTAACAAGGTCAACGCTGGAACTGGTGCTAACAATGGTGCTAACAAGGTCAACACTGGAACTGGTGCTAACAAGGTCAACGCTGGAACTGGTACCAACAATGGTGCTAACAAGGTCAACACTGGAACTGGTACCAACAATGGTGCTAACAAGGTCAACACCGGGAGTGGTAACAAGTTGGTAAATGCGCTTATGGGTCCTAACAAGGTCAACGCTGGAACTGGTACCAACAATGGTGCTAACAAGGTCAACACTAAAAATGGCCCCAATCGCGATGTCGCAATCGTAGCCAATAAACTTCTTACCGAAATTAACAAAGATGTCGTGAAGGAACTGCGAACCAATACAACTAATAGAAACGTTGTAAATCATGTTACTAACGGTATCATGAATCAATTAATGAAACAAGATATTACCAACTCTATTAATAAACCTAATCTGGGTATAGTAGTGGCATCTAATAAGAATAACGTAAACGTGAACACTAAGAACATGAATACGGAAACCAAAAACTTATTCAATAGTATCAATAAAGCTAATACACTCACAGATCTTAGAAAGGTCTTTCTTAAGGGTAGTCTGAAGCTTCACCCAAACAAGGGGGGAGATGAGGCCTCTTTTAAGTTGTTCATGAATGTTCATAATAAGCGAAAATCGAAGATTTCAAAGCTGAGTAATGTTAACTCCCTAGCTAACCAACTCATGAAAGAAATTAACAAAGATGTCGTCCAAGAAGTCGGAAACAAATTAACTACCAACAACAACGTTAAGTCCAACAACAATGTAAAGTCCAACAACAACGTTAAGTCCAACAACAATGTAAATCTAAATGCTGATATCAAGTTTCTAGCTGATAAAATTTACAACGAAATTAGTACCGATGTTAAGAAACAAGTTAAAACTGGAATACGTCGAGGTGGACGCGCGGCTGAACCCATTTACAACAATCTTTCTAACTCAAACAATAACAAAAATGAAAATAAGAACAATAACAAGAAGAACCCGACAATGGTAAATAACCCCACATTTAACTCTAACAATACGAACAACTTTAAGAATGCGTCAAATAATGCGTTTAAGGTTAACAATGGTGAAATTTCAGCCGAATCTCTCACCAATTCAAAAGTTACAAATGATATCCCCGAAGAGGTTGGGCGCCAAGAGAATAATGTACGTAACATCATCAAGAATTTCAACTCGGAACGGAACACTCTTAAAAACAAAATTACAAAAGAACTTAACTTAATACCCAACAATAACGGTGTATTCCAAGAAAGGAAGGGTTTAACAAAAGGTAGAATAGGTGTTTGGGCTCAAGAATTGAGAGCAGCGGAGACAAGTGAAAATTTAAAAGGTATTGGGAATAAGTTGAATGAAAAGACTTCACTTCGTAAAAATATTGAAAACAAATACACTAAAATGGGATTAACCAAAGTTGAGAAAATGAATCACCGAAGAAAGGTGGTACAATTCAAAAATGACGTTGATGCCAGACGTAAGCTTATAGAAATTCAGGTGAAGAATAAGAAGAACAATAACAGTGACAGTAACAATAACAATAACACGAACTCTGTAGTATCTAACTACAACTCAAACGCGAATGCAAATTCGAATGAACCCAAGAAGAAGATGAAATATGGCTCCCGTGAGAATTTTATAAATGCTAAAAAGGTTGAACTCCGAGAATTGGCAAAGAACACAAGTACAAACTTTGGTAGAAATATCGATCGTATGAAAAATAGAACAAACGTCACAAAACTTCGTGGGAGAATCGAAGGAGCTGTTCGTAGAGATGAAGCCTTGAAGAAAGTGAATACTCGCCCACGCTCGGAACGTCGGGTCGACAACAAGGCTGTATTAAAAAACCTGAAGAAGAAAGTAAAGAAAAACAACCCCGGATTTAGCCCTGCGAAAGTAAACGCGGAAGCTAGACGATTAAGGAACCTAAGTAAAAAGTAAGTTTTAAGAAAATATCTAAAAATGAATCATCCCGACGACGACTGTACCGTGATTACCGACATGCCTCTCAGCGACGAGGTTGCCGATTTCATCGAAAAGGGTCTCCATGTGAACATGACAGAGAAGGAGGTGGAGGACTGGTGTGATGACAACCTTGATAACGTTACGGAGTTATATGAGAAGCATGGGCATTCATACATGTCATACAAAGAGGCGGAACTGACGTTATTTTTTGCGAAAACGATATATGGTCGCGAGAATATGCGGGAAGTGTTGGATCAATTTGTGGTGTGTCAGTGCTAAAAGTATTACTGTCAGTAATTTGTAATTTAAAGAAATAATATGCCTTTAAGTTAATGAATGATTGTGATGTATGTTGCGAAAAACTAAATAAAATAAATCATAAAAAAGTTGAATGTCCTTTTTGTGATTTAACATGTTGTCGCTCATGTTCTCAAAGATATATTCTTTCAACATTCGAAGATCCCCATTGCATGGGGTGTAAGACTTTATGGAATCGCGAATTTATTGATTCATTTTGTACGAAATATTTTCGAAATACAGAACTAAAGAGACACCGGGAAAATGTTTTATTTGAACGTGAAAAAGCTCTTATGCCACAGAGTCAGAAAGAAGTGGAAAGAATACTTGCTATACGAAAACTTCGAAGGGAAGCTAGAACTTTACGCATTGCGTTACTAGATGCATATCATAAATATGAATTATCTTTTCCTATTACTAGTCAAAATATAAGCAATTTCCCAGAAGTATTGGCATTTCATCATAATTTAGAAACTATATATATTCAACTGGAACGATTAAGGAATATGGGTGAATTATATGTCGATGAACCAACGAAATTCATACGTAAATGTCCTCAAGAGGAATGTAAAGGATTCTTAAATGAAGAATATTTTTGTGGTCTATGTCAAAATAACTTTTGTAAGGATTGTAATGAACTGTTAAAAGAGGGGCATGTATGTGATCCACAAGTTGTAAAGACAATGAAGTTATTAAACAAAGATAGTAAATCATGTCCAAAGTGTGGAACTGTTATACACAAAACAAGTGGTTGTTCTCAGATGTGGTGTATTAACTGTCATACAGCTTTCGATTGGCGTTCAGGTGAAATTGTCACTGGGCGTATCCATAACCCCCATTTTATAGAATTTAAGAAGAAGGGTGGTGTAAGTCGAGAACATGGTGATATACCATGTGGGGGTATACCAACCTACCGTGAACTTAGGGAAGTTCAAGCTTCCAATGATATATTAAACTTGGCAACCGGTATATATTATGCAGACAGGGAACAGATGTTTATGGACGTGGAACCTGTTAACAACTTGAGTGAGCGTGTCGCTTATATGTTGAATGAATTCAAGGAAAGGGAATTCAAAGTATTTCTACAGCGACAGGAAAAATACAAAGATAAAGCGAGAGATTTGTCAAATATATTCGAAATGTTGACACATTCCGGTGGTGATATTCTTAGACAGTTCATTCTTGAACCAGACCGTGAAACAGAATTCATAGACATCTTAAGAAAATTATTTAACTATGGAAATGAAGTATTTGCAACAATTCGAGAAAGATATAAATGTGTTACCCCCAGAAATTTTTATTTGTAAAGAATAGATGAAGGGTAAGTTAAATTTATTTATATTGATTTTACTTGTTTTATACTTGTTACCACGGTATCCCAATCCAACGGTGATAGAAAACTTTATATCAGAGTCCGAGAGACGTCACATCATAAACAAAGCTAGTAGTAAACTCGAAACATCTACTATATCTACTAGTAAAACAGTTGATGAAAAAATTCGTAAAAGTGAAACTGCTTGGATAGGGAGAGAGGATGAGATTGTTCGTGGTATTATGAAACGGTGTCTAAAGTACACCGATCGACCAATTCGTAATTGTGAGAAACTTCAAGTTGTCAGATATAAACCTGGGGGTCATTACAAACCCCATCAAGATGCATTCAAAGGTGATGAAAATATGAGAATGTATACATTTATTCTAGCACTAAACGATGGATACGAAGGTGGTGAAACTGTATTCCCAAAACTAAACAAATCTTACAAACTCAAAGCTGGTGATGCATTATTTTTTGACACCCTTGATAATTATAACTTATTGACATCCAAAGCTTTACATGGAGGGAAACCTGTAAAGTCTGGTGATAAATGGATATGTAATCTATGGGTAAGGAAGTACCCATACACTATTTGAATTCCTTCTTTGTTCCACCATCGTAAATATTTACGAGACCTGAATCAATCATTTTATCATTTACGGATTTAGTATCGTTTCTTTTTCTATACACGGTAACTAGGGTTCGACCATATTTATCATTCTTTTTACACTCAATCCATACCCACCCCTTCACCTTAGTATTACATATCAATGGATTCCACCATTGATGTGGTGTAGAATGAAGGAACCCAACTTCATGTTTAAACAATTCGCGTGCAGCCACCGCTTTCTGGATATGATTTTCGCGTCCAGCAATAGAAAGATACGGTCTCATTTCCGGGGAGTCGTATCCAAGTGTTCGGAATGTGAATTTTAACACTTTACCATGAAGAATGACACAAGCCTTGAAAGTGTCTCCATCGTATACACTAGTTATTCTAGCATAACCACGGTAGTTATCCAAACTGAATACGGGTAAAGAGTCGTCTATTTGCGACAATATTCTTTTAGTTACACAATATAACATAGATATATATTTTTGATTCTAATTCTTTAAACTTCTAAGATTATTTCCACGAGTCCATGACTTCTGAAGATATCTTAGATTGTATCCACGATGCCATAATTTCACACTTGGTACACGGACTATACTTTTTTTGACGACTTTACGACTAAAAACATTAAACAAGGATGTAATATTCATATGTACGTTTCACAGTTTTCTTCTTTAATTTTGTTGTCATTCTTCGCCTCCGACGATCACGACGTTTTTGCTTTTTTACAATTTCCTCTTTGATTTTTAAGACCAAATATATACGTGGTCGGATTTTGAACGGAAAACGAATTTTCAACCGACGCTTACATCTCATATACGTGTTTATAGTTCAAAACTTTAATAGTATCCTTACTATAGATGACATCATACTTAGATTTACCAACATATGTGTACGATCAGATGACACCACAAGAAAAAGAACAGATAATTACAAAAGAATTTTACAAACCTGTCGTAATACGTGGATTATATAAACCTAATGCATTAAAACTAGGTTTTGAGAAAACACGGAATTTATTTGGAAATGAAAGATTACCTGTTGAAGTTTACAGAACACCTGAAACCGGGAAATTTGCATCACACACAGGTAGATGTGATATTGCATATTTAACAAATCACTGGAAGAAAGATAAACGACCATACTTATATTGTGCGGAAGTGGATTTAATTGGGGCAAATTTTCAAAAAGATCGAAAAGAAAAATTATTATCCAATTTGAAAAATCCCAATACACCTTCAAGGGGGGTTCAAGAATTACTATTATATTTAGGAAAAAATCATACTAGTGGATTACATTTACATGTTGGTTCTGATTTCATTTTGAATCAATTATTTGGAAGTAAAACTATTTATATTTTCAGTAATTACGATAACCCAAATGTACGTAAAAATAATATTGTGACAGACTTCAATAAGTGTAATTTTGCTGTAGATGATTTCTTTAAAATGGACCACAGCAAAATGAAAATATATAAAGCAACACTCGAACCCGGTGATAGTATTACAATCCCACCATGGTATTGGCATGCTACACAAGGACACGGGCTTAATATGTCTATAACTCAGACGTATAATAGATATAATATTTTATATTTATTGAGTAATCCGAATATAATTTTAGACTATATAACTAGTGGAGATGACATGTATATAATACCTCTAATTATAATTATAATTTTGGTATTTTACATGTCACGGAAGCGTAGGTAGTACTTAAAAATTTAATACCTTAATAAAGTAGATGAGATGTATTGCAACCTTCTCCGAAAATAGTCTTTATAAGATAAAGATAGCGAAGACACGTAAGAATGTTCTCGAAGCTATGTATCAACGACCAAGTATCGCGGAGGTTAGGCCAATCAAGGAGAATCTGAGACTTCGTTTACGTTTCACAGAAGCGA